ATCTGGGGACAAATAGAAATGAAAAAGTACACCGTCCATCCTCGGACATATTAAGTATACCATATATCATATATTTTGTCAATACTAAATTCAAAAATAAAAATAGGCTCAAAATGGTTTTATATTTCCATTGCTGAGAGCCTACTATATAAAGTTGGTTAATATATTGTCAATAATCGCTCCGCCGAGCATATTCATGCGATATCCTTATGCGTGGATAAAGCTTCATTATTATATGATTTAAATATATCACCTAATTTTATTATAAATCATTTTATTTTATTTGTCAATAAACATATTTACTTTTTTGCTGTTTTATGCTATAATATATGTGAAAGGAGTGGTAACGTGACCAAAGAAGAAATTTATAGTATTTTGGCTATGGAAGATGAGAACGAAAGAGAATCAGCTATTGATACTATGTGCGCTCGTGATGGCGAAGCATTAACGACTATTGAAACTTTAACAGCTGATAATGAGAATTTGCGTGCTGATGTAGCCGAAAGAGATGGACAGATTTCCAAACTGTCTAAAGACATTGATGTGTGGAAGAAACGTGTTGACAGATTGTCAGATGTAAACCGCGCGGGATATGTTGAGGATAAGATGGAAAAAGATTTTAAATCATTACAGGATTATTTTTATAAAGAGTGAAAGGAGATTTTATGTCAAGATTATCAAAAATGCCAGATATTAACGAGGTTGGAAAAATGTCTGGTGCTGAGCTTTTAAACTTAGCAGTAAGAGAGGTTAATAACCCAGAGCTTAACAAAGCTATTGGAGATACGACTATTGATTCTTCAACATTTGGCCAGATTGGTCAGATTATCAATTCAAATGACGATTGGAGAAATCAGGTTTACTACACACTTATTAACAAAGTAGGATTATATGAAATGGGATACGCTGTAGCTACCGACAAATACGGTGCTCTTATGAGAGATTATCTGTCAATCGGTGGGGCTGTTGATGAAATTGAAATGGATAAGATTAAGCCCGTGAAATACAATCCAGAAATCCAGTGGCAGGACGCACTGAAACAGTATATTCCAAAATACTTGGAAATGTTCCATACTCCAAACAGAAAAGAGCGTTATTCTTTAACTGTTAACCCAGAAATGGCTAAACGTGCATTTAGTAGCGAGCAGGCATTTAGAAGATTTTTGGATATGCAGTTTGCTGTAGCGGCTGAGTCAAACAAAATTGACCGTAACTATTGGTTCTGGAATTTGTTTAAATATGTTGCCGAAAACATTGCATATTATGTTGAAATTCCAGGTTTCGATACAAAAGAACATGCCGAGGATACAACGGTTCTTGTTCGTCAGTGGGGGTTAGATTTATTATTTCCGAGTGATAAATTTAATGTGGCAGGTTTCACAAGAGAGGTATCTCCAGAAAATATTTTCATCATTATGAAGAACAGCGCAAAGGCATTCCAGAGCGTTAAGGTATTAGCAACATCTTATCATATGCAGGAAACTGAGTTTATTGCTAACCATACGTTAACTGTTCCAACATGGGTTGACCTAGGAAAAAACGTGGAAATCTTAATGGGTGATATCAATGCATTTAGATGTTACGTTAATTTATACGCAAGTGATTTTAATCATAACGGAGCTGTTATGGGCGATACTCACTTCTTGCACGTTCATGAAACTTATTCATCTTCTATTGTTTATCCTGTAATTGCTTTTAAATCATCCGCTATTACTCCATCAGAATTAGGAGATTTTAAACCAGCTTCTAATACTATTCTTAACAAAGGCGATACGGAAATGATTTCTATTCCCGTTACTGCTGGAGATAATAAACAGGTGCATTATACGCTTACAGGTAATACAGCACCAGAAACTCAGATTCAGCCTTGGGGGTTGTTGTATGTTGGTCAGAATGAACAGGCGAGCGTTATTACAGTAACCGCCACAATCGAAGACGGAAACAGTGGTTCTCCAGTAACTAAATCTGTTTCTTATCAGATTAGAGGAAATACTCCAAAATTCGGATTCGTTCAGCCGCAAGACCATTCCACAATTAAAAAGGGTGAAGCTGTGCAGTTAATGGCTTCTTTGGCAGAGGGTCACGCTCCTATTACTTATAGCATTACCACTGCTGGAGTGCATTCTGGAACAACTATTACTCCAAGCGGTCTATTGACTATCAACGCCGCCGAAACACAGCCAAAAATCACAATTAAGTTACAGGCAGGTGTTACTTCCACAACCGTTGAATATACGATTGCAGACGCTTAATGTGGTTCGCTAATTTATACAGGAATGTAGATTGTCAACCGTCTAACGACAATGTTAGATGGTTTCAATCTCGTTCTAAACAAAAATCGTATTTTGAATCTAGGAAAATAAGTTCAGCGGTTGTAACGCCTATTAAGGACATGAATGTGATTGCGTTAGATGTGGATATAAATACTATGAGAGATGTACCGTATTTGTCTTTTGGTGAAGACGGTGGAAAAGAAATTTATGCATTTGTTGACGATTGCCAGTACACAAACGAAAGAAGAACATTAGTATATTATACTATTGACGAGTGGCAGACATACATGTTTAATATCGAATGGAACCCTATGATGGTCGAACGTGAAAATGTAACAGATGATGGAATAGGGAATCATTTAGAGGATGAAAACTTATCTATAAAGGATATGCTGACAGTTAGTGAGGTTGGAAGTGGTTTCTTTAACCCAGCTGAGTATCATATTATTATAGGGTATGCAGAAAAACCAGACGGAGGAAATGTATATCAAAGAATAACGTGCAATATTTTTAACGGTGTCGAATATGAGGATTGTGGAAAAGGTGATGCAGGCGCACAACGTGCAAGGGAGATTTTAGAACAAATGCACGGTAAAGAAGATGCTATCGTAGGTTTATATATGTGTCCTGAGAAACTATTTAATGATTCCGCTATACCTAAACAGCTTAAATTTAATTTGCCGTCAAGACCAACATCATTAGGCGGTTATATCCCGAAAAACAATAAGTTATTTACGTATCCATATGTTGATTGCTTAGTTAGTAATGGAAATGGTCAAACTCTCGAATTAAAGTATGAATATTTAGGAAACTTAGAAATGGTTGTTGAATTTTCTTTCGGTATAAACATGGAAGCCGAAGCATTTCCAAACAATTATTTAGGTGAGACTAATAACGACTTGTATAAGATATCTATAAATAATTTCCCACAATGCGCGTTTATAGTTGATTCTTATAAAGCGTGGTTAGCTCAAAACCAAGGTAGATTTATGTACCAAATCGGTGAAAGTTTTGTAAAAGGTGCATCAACAGCCGTAATGGCATCACCTTTATCTGGAGTTTCAATGGGGAGTATAATGGCTACAGGGTTAGCTGGTGGATTGGCTTCTGGAGCTTCAACAGCATCAAGCATTTTATCACAAAATATTAGTGCTCAACGTATGCCAGATAGCGCAAGAGGGAATACATCTGGCGACGCAGGATTCGCTAACGGTAGGGCAGACTTTAGAGCAAGGTCTAGGACGATAACCAAACAGGAAGCAATGATAATTGACGATTATTTTACCCGTTACGGTTATAGAGTTATGAGGTATAAAGTGCCAAACTTAACTACGCATTCATTGTTTAATTACGTTAAGGCTATAGACCCAAATATAACGGGGAATATACCTTCAACGTATCTTAACAAAATCATTGCTAGAGTAAGTGCAGGTGTAACCCTAATGCATACCGATTTACAAAAAGTAAAAACAAACTATATGGAAAATGAGGTGATAAGCAATGAAAACACTTGACGAATTAACGACACGAAGTAATATATCGAAGTGTACTACTTTTTATTTAAGTGACAAGCAAGCGAGTAAGATACAAATTGACTTGGACAATGATAGAATATGGGCATATTATATTGATAAATTTATTGAAGATTTAATGTCGTTGTTTGTTTGGAAAGGATTGCCAGATGGAATTACCTCTTTTATTTTAGAATATATGCTTATGGCAAACGGAAGTTTTGTATTATATGATGATGATGGGGTATTAAAAGCGTCTCGTTATGTAATGGTAACGTGGGATGATTATTTTAAGCCAGTGACAGTACGAACCGTTAATATCGCAACCGATAAAGGATTAACTGGTAAGTTATTGTATGATGATGAGTTTATTTATTGTTGGAATAGCAATACAGGACTGCCAGTGTTTAATGTAGCAACAACTATTGCTGAAAGGTTGGCTAAAATCGAAAGAACTATTGATTATATACACAGGCAGATGAGAAGACCAACATTGTTTAGCGGTACTCAAGCATTGAAAAGTACAGTGGATAACATTATGAACGAAAACGACCCAAAAACATGGTATATAGTTGACAAAGACCTAAACGGAATAAACGGGGTACCAGTGATTAGCGGTGACGTCGGAAAGGGCTTAGATGTACTTATGAATATGCGCAAAATGTATTTGCAGGAATGGGATACAAGAGTAGGGTTACACACTATTATGAATGACAAGTCTGAACGCCTTACAGAGTTTGAGGGATTAAGTTTTTCAGAAGCTGGAAATATAAACATTAGCGGAATGTATCAGCAAAGGATTGCTTTTAGAGATTGGGCACGGGAAAGGTTTCCCGAAAAATGCTCAGAATTAGATGTTTCATATAGTCCGTTTATTCGTGTTCGTGGCGAAGAAGTGCCAGACGGTTATGAAGAAAAAGAGGTGTATGACTTTGTTAGTGAGTGATATCATAAGAAGTGGGTATAAAAATACTGATTACTTTAACACAAATTTTATGGATTTAATAAGAAATCAGCGTTCTAGAATTTTTGGATTTGATTATCCGATAGCACCAAAATTTAAAGAAGATTTTGAAGTTAATTTTATTTTACATTTCTTTAACTATCGTATTTCTGACACAGTAGAAGCGCATACGTATTTATCGTGGCAGACAATGTTAGCAGATAGAATGTATCAGTTATTCCCGTTGTATAATCAATTTTTTGATAAGATTACTACTGAAGATATAAGCGGAACAGAAAAGTATGTTTCACGTGAAACATTTGACGAAGATACAACCAATGAAAGTAAGACCAATAGCTCATATAACGATAAATCGGATGTAACAGGTGAGAGCGAACAGCAAACAGATAACGTTAATCGTGATTTTCCTTTAAGCGCTGTTACTAATACGAACGCTTATATGACAGATACACAAGACAATAACGTTAGTATAAATTCTACAAATAACACTGTTTCAAGCGGAAATAATAATGCTACGGGCAATGATATTGGTAGTAGAAATTTTAATAGAAATAAAACTGATGAAAAAATGATGATTGATTTTGATTATTATAAACGTTTTAGAGATGAGCTAAACGGAATTTATAGTGAAATTTATAAGTTTTGCTGTGATTTATTTATTTGTGCATGGTAAGGAGGAATAACAATGGAGATATACAAACCTAAAACAATGCCATACGATATGAAAATAGATGACGCTTTAAAATTTGCAAGAAAGGAGCTTTATTTGGTAAATCGTTCGTTACGTTCTCTTGACAAATGTTCTGATTCAGTTACTTATGGAATGGTGTTGTCTTATAAAGTTTGTATCGTAGAAAAATTAAGTGAACTTAAAAAATTAAAAATTGACGGAATAGAAAGGGTTAACGTGCTACAATGAAAGCAGGACAAAAGATGAATACTGATGATGGGAAATATCAAGTTTGTTTATTTCCGTGTGATATAATGAATATCACCCAGTTATCTGGTTCGGATTCATTTTCACATTGTTGCGGACATCCTATGGATATTATAGGCAACAGCGCTCGTTATCCATTATATGCTCCGTGTGATTGTCACTTAATATATCAAGATAGCGTCGGAAATACTAGAGGGTATCAATCAGATAATGAGGTTGCAACACCAAGCGGAATTGGTTATGTATGCTTTAGTTTTACGCATGACGAAAATCCGCCGTCGGAAACAAAATTTAAACAAGGGGATTTGATAACCCATACAGGTATAGCAGGGCAAGCATACGGTGACCATTGTCACCTAGACCAAGCGAAAGGTGAGAATAAGGGTCTTGTATCCTATGGTATTACTTGCGCAATGGGGAATCCATGTTATGCTTTGCAAGACAGCGCAGAACCAGTTGACATATGGTATATAAATGATACTACCGTAGTTAACACTATGGGGCTTGTATTTAAAGAGTATGACGGTGGGGTTACGCCGCCTACTCCAACAAAAAGAAAGAAAATGAAACTTATGTATTATATGAAAGGATGGAACATGAGATATGGCAGATTTTAGACCGACATTTCCGTTTGACCCAAATATCAGACCAGTAACAAATAATCTTAATTGCGCGGTTAATATAATAACTCGTTATGATATGGAGTTTATAAAAGCGTATAGCGACAAAGAATTATTACACGCCTTGTGTTATCAGATTGCAAACGTTATTGATATGCTTAACTTAACGCAAGAACAGTTTGAAAAGTTGGTAGCGTGGATAAATGATAATTTATGGGAATATGCTGGTAACTTACTACAGCAGTGGCTTGAACAAGGGTTAATTAAAATAGGTGTTAACTATAACGCTGAAACGGAAACGTTAAGCTTTGTTTTCAAACGTTATAAGGAGGTAGAGTAATATGCCGGAGGTAGCCAATCTAGAATTTGAAGATGGAACATACTCTATTAAGGATAAAACAGCAAGACAGCAAGTGCAGAACATCATTAACAATAATCTCCCAGATAAGGCGAGCGCCAGAATTTGGAATGTGGTTACAGATGGGCGCGCAGACCCTACAGGAAGCGCTTCTTCTCAATCTGTATTTAATAGAATTAGTACGATTTTAAACACTTATGACTATGTATATATTCCGAAAGGAACATACAATTTATCATCATTATTTATTTGTTCTGAACGTGTTATTTGTGATTGCCAAACAATCGAAGAAAATCCTAATAGTAAGATATTAGCTGTAAAAGAAATACCAACCTTTTATCCAAGTTTTAAATTATTAAAACAAGTTGAAAAGCCAAGTGACGGCAATAGTTTTCAAGGCTGGTGTTATTTAACGGATGGGGACGATTATACGAGCAATGTCTTAGCCGTTAACAGAAATGCTAGTACAAGAAAGACGGTTTTAAATCGTTATAATAACTTGCTAAAATTGCAATCTACAGAAGAAAAGCCATGGGGGCACGGAAATTCATTAACATATATGCCGTCTTTAACTGCAAATGGTAAAAACTATGTATATATGGTATGCCCAATCAATGCTAACAATTTAATTATGTATGACGCTTCAACAGGTATCAATAATACAGTGCCTGTAAAAGGGGTGTCATCACAAATAAACATTGCTAATAAAATTGGTAATTCACCGCACATTATCGTGCAAACAGAAGATAATAAAATTCATGTTTGCCAATGTTCTGGTAACGGTTTAGATGTTTCCTTTACTTCTGTATATTCTGTTTCTATTTCAAGGCCAGCGATTCAAGGGAGACTATTAGGGGGTCTTAACGGTTTAGCATATTTTAAAGGTAATATATTTACTTTATGGAGTGATAATACTTCAAGTGAGTATGACTTTGTGAGGAATGCGATTCGAGTTGATAAGGTTTCGGGCGGTTTATTGTATCAATATTTGTGCAATCCTACTTACGAAGCTAAAGAATTTGAGGGTCTTAATGTTACGGGTAATACTATAAAAATGCTAGAATATGGTAACAACTCTGTTTTTACTGATTATAATTCATGGTCGTTGTGGGAAATAAACCCATATGATAGTGGTTTAGCTGATAAAAGTAGCGAGTTAGAATTTAACGGTGTGATAGGCGAGCAACGTATACGAGTAAATAGTAATAACACTGGCTGGGGGAAAGGAACAAGTGATTCACCATTTAAGTATGTTCAGTTTGCTATTAGTTATGCGTCTTCATTTCAGCCTGTTCATATACAACCGGGTTCAACATCAGTGGCAGTGGTGACGGGTGAAATACACATTAAAAATAGAGCGCATTACTTAAAAATTACCAACGTAACTTTTAATGGAAAAGTAACTGTAGAAAATTGTGCAAATGTCCAGTTTGAAAATTGCATATTTAATTTTAGCGGAGATTATCAAATTACAATTGACGCAAGTAATGTCGACTTTTCAGGATGTACTGCTAATATGACAGGTGGTCAAAATGGAAATGGATGGATAAGAGCGATAGGTAATTCGAATGTTGACCTTCACAATTCATGCATGATTACAGCTAGAAATGTTGCTTCACTTAGTAGAGGGGCAAAGTTCAGTTTCGGAACCGACACAAAAGGAACTGTATATAATTGTATATATAACGAATCAAGTGTTTCAGTAGGAAGTGTAAAAGGTATAGCTTATACGTATAAGTCGTCTTTGAGTAAAGGCGGACTTGACGGAACAGTAAATGAATAAGAGGATAAAAATATGAATATTAACTATAAAGATATAGCTAACATTTTGTGGACAGGAATAAGCACATTCTTTGTATATGTTTTTGGGGGTATAGATGTGGCTTTTAAGTGCCTTATTATTATTATGATTATTGATTATATTTCTGGGGTTATTGCTAACAGAATAAACCTCGATAGTAAAATAGGATTTAAAGGAATTGCAAAAAAGGTAATGATACTTGCGCTTGTGGCAGTAGGTGCACAAGTTGATAAAGCCATGGGAACAGATGTTTATATTTGTAGAACGATTGTAACAATGTTTTATATTGCGAATGAAAGCCTTTCAATCGTTGAAAATTCTGCAAAGATGGGGTTACCTGTGCCGCAAAAACTTATTGATTGCTTAGAGCAATTAAAAGGAAACGAAGAAAGCGAGGAACAAAATGAAAGCAAATGATTTTTTAAAGTCTACTTATGGAAAGTATTATGATATTGACGGTTATTATGGCGCTCAGTGTTGGGATTACTTTGCATATCTATGTACTGTAATCGGTAGTAAAATAATTAACTGTACCTCAACAGGATACGTTATTGACATTTGGAATAACCGTAAAAATAACGGTGCATTAGATAAGTTTAAGGAAGTGTCAGTATCGAGTTTACAAGTTGGTGATGTAGTTGTATTTAAAAACGGAGGAAGCCTTACACCTCTATCCCATATTGGAGTATTTGCAGGGTGGTTAAACAAGGGTAGCACATTTACTTTACAAGCCCAGAATCAATATGGTACAGCAAGCGTTAATAAAGGTCTTATGTATGTTAGTGATATTGCTGGTTGCCTACGTCCAAAAGTATGGGCTAATAAATCGCCAGATTTACCTATTAAATCAAAAGGTAAAGCTTCAGCAAAGTATGATTACATTCGTGTGCGCAACAAACCTAGTCTTGATAATTCCGCATTAACGGGAGATTGGTACAATGCAGGAATGAAATTAAACTATCAAAACGTTGTAAAAGCTGATGGATGGTATTGGTTAGAGTATGCAAGTAGCAAAACAAATAAAAAACATTATGTTGCTTACGGAACTACAGATGGAAAAACGGTTTACTGGAAAGTTGAATAAACTTGTGGTATAACCCAAATTTAACACTGTCACACGGTTGCCTACTTAATTATGTTCTAGGCAACCGTGGCGGCGGTAAAACATACAGTAGTTTCGTAAAAGGCATAAAAAATAAAATATATAAAAATAAGCAATTTATATATTTACGTAGGTATAAAAGTGAATTAGAAGATTTTGCGGCACAATTTGACGAGGTTTCACGAGAATTTCCGGACTACATTATAAGCGTAAAAGGAAGAACAGGTTACATCATAAAACGCACAGGAGATGAAAAAGAAGATTCTAAAAACTTATATAAAAAGAAAAATATATTTTGCAAAGCGGTTGCCCTGTCTAATGCTGTAACAAAAAAGTCAACAAATTATGATAAAGTAAATCTCATTATATTTGACGAATTTATTATTGAAAAATCGTCAAAATTGTTTTATCTCCCAAACGAAGTTGACGCGCTTATTGGATTTATGGAAACGGTTTTCCGAAGCCGTGAAAAATGTCAGTGCCTGTGCTTAGCTAACTCGGTTACCATGAATAACCCACATTGTGTTTACTGGGGATATACAAAAAGAATAGATAATAAAGACATTGTAAAGGACAAAGATGGGCTATTGCTTTTTCATCATTTCGCTGACCAAGAATATATAAAATTTAAATCACAAACAAAGTTAGGAATGCTGCAAAGAAAATCTAAAATAGGAGGTTATCTGATAGATAACGAATTTATAAACGATGATTCTCCATTTATCAAAAATAAAACGCCAGAAGCGATACACATTGCAAGCGTTGATATTTACGGAAAGCACTTAGGTTTGTGGATGGACTATAAAGACAGTAAGTTATATATAAGTACCAAAGTAGGTAAAAATGACAGTATAACATATGCCCTTACTACAGATGATATGCAACCAAATGTAGTAATGCTTCAATTTTTCAAAAACAATCATCATATGAGATTACTACGTACAATGTTTCAAAATGCATGCGTATATTATGATGATACAGAGGCATATTTTAACGCAAAAGATTTAAACAAATTACTTTAAAAGTATTGACATTAAATAAATCTTCTGATATAATTAAGATGCAGTTAAGGGAAGGAGAGATAAAATGAAAAAGAGTATTATCACTGGCACAGCTTCAGTTAATGTGCTTCTAAATGACGGAAGTTCAATTTTAAAAGAAGTTGATTTCGCAGGAAAATTCAGCGAAAGAAAAATTGTTAAAAAAGCAATTGCTGACATTGAAGAAGTATGCAAGGCTAAAGTAGTAAGTGGAAGTGTTAGAGAAGAACTAAACACTTATGAAATGAGCGAAGAAACTTTTATTGCAAATGCCGCTATTGTATTGGATGATGAACAGTGCGAATTAGAATTAGACTAGTAAAGGAGAAATTAGAAAATGAAAACATTAAAGGAATTAGCAAAGGAACAGAACGGAACAAAAGAATGTTTTATCGGTAGAAAGCTTGAAAAAATCGAAAATATTCTAGGCGATAAGGTTACTTTAAGAGATTATGAACACAGAACGAAAAAGGTTGGGAATGGTTATAACCATTATATCGCCTTTATTGTTGATGAAGATAAAGAACATTATTATCACGGTGGTTCAAAATTAAGCAAATTTATTGAAGAAGTTGAAAAAGAAGAACTGGTTAATGACTTATGCCGGGAGGGAGTACCAATGATTATGACAAAAACCAAAACAAGAGATGGAAATACATTCACTGATATCACATTCTATCCGCCAGAAAGTGAATTGCCGTTCTAGAGTTAAAGGGTGTGAAAACACTCTTTTTATTTTATGAAAAAGAAAAAAGGGTATTACAGAAATAAACAAGGCGCTTGGCTTAACAAAAAGCTTATAAAAAGAGCTGAAAAACTGGCGGAACAAATAAATGAGCAAAGAGCCGAAAAACGTTCACAAATATTGAGTAAGCCTTTTATACGTGAGGAAGGTAGCCAAGCAGTTAAAGAAACAGTAGGTCAATATCATGGACAGAGGGCAACTAAATATCTAGGGGAAACAGCTTTCGCAGAATTAAATAGCGTTAGATTTAACCAAGAAACATTACAATCTAATAGCGCGTTAGAACGTAAAGTAAAAGCTTGGCAACGCATGAAAACTAAAAAATATACTGAAAAAATGAATGCGTTATATAAGGCTAATTTAATTAAATCAATAGAAACAAAGTTTGGAAACGTTGGAGATGAAAAAGAAATAAAAGAAATAATAAAAAAGATAAAAAGAATGAGCGCAAAAGAATTAGCTGAATTTGCGTATACAACTGAGGTATTAAACATTGATTTTGTTTATGGCAACCCAGAATCAGAAGATAATTACATTTTATTTAAAGATACTGTAACAGATTTTTACAATAAAAAATACAGGAAAAAGAAGTAAGAAATGAGAACAAATAACAAAAATTCATACGCTTGTGATTTTGAAACATTAGTTTTAACGAAAGAACAATTAGAAGCAGGTATGAGGACGTATGTATGGGCATGGGGGTGTTGCAAAGTATATGATAACGATAATTATGACGTGATATTCGGCACTTCTATTGATTCTTTTATGGTTTATGTTAAAACACTTCATAAACCTGTGTTATTTTTTCACAACTTAAAGTTTGACGGTTCGTTTATTGTGTGGTGGCTACTTAAAAACGGTTATAAATGGTCTAAAGAAAAAGAGCCTAAAACATTCGATACAATGATAAATAAACAAGGGGTTTGGTATCAAATAAGCATTGTGTGGGATGTCAAAGGGAGAAATAAACATGAAACAATTATACAAGATAGTTTGAAGAAAATGCCTTATAGCATTTCAGCTATTGCTAAAAATTTCGGATTTGATTCAGACATGCAAAAGTTGGAAATAGATTATAATGGTTATCGAGAAGAAAACGGAGTATTAAGCGGAACAGACAAAGAATATTTACGGCATGATGTTGTTATACTTGCTAGGGCATTAAAAATGTTGTTTGAAGAGGGATTTAAGAAGATGACAACAGGAAGTGATACATTAGCAAATTTTAAAGAAAATATAGGAGGAGAAAAACAATTTACAAAATACTTTCCAGTTTTAGACCATGCTACAGATAAAATGCTACGGAAGTCATATGCTGGAGGTTTTGTATATGTTAATAAAAAATATGCAAAAATTTCAGAAAATGGACAAATTGGCATATGTTGTAATATAGATAAAAATAGTATGCACCCGTCTATGATGTGCACAAGGGAAATGCCGTACGGACTTCCTAATTATTTTGAGGGAAAATATTCAGGAGAAAGTAAATGTTATATTCAACATTTCTTATGCCGATTTGATGTAAAAGACAGATATATCCCAACAATACAAATAAAAAAGACTGTTCGTTATTGTGATACAGAATATCTTGAACATAGTAAAATTGATGATTATATTGACGAACAAGTCGAATTGTGGCTACCATCACCAGACCTAGAAATATTCTTTAAACACTACAACGTATATGATATTGAGTACTTGGATGGTTTTTATTTTAAAACAGCAAAAGGACAATTTTTTAACGATTATATAAATTCTCTGATGAAAACAAAGGAAACAAGTGAGGGAGTGAAAAGGCTTATGGCGAAACTACGCATGAATGCATTATACGGAAAATTTGGGACGAATCCAGAAGTAAAAGAAAAAGAGCCTTATTTACTTAATGATGTACTAAAATTCCGCACACCAACTCATCCAGAATTTAAAGAAGACGGTGAGATTGTTGAAGTAGAAGATGTAACAATAAAAGACCCTATATATTTACCGCTAGCAATATTTATTACTGCATGGTCTAGATATGACATAATCAGTACAATAGACAAAGTTAACGAATCATATATAAATTATAAATCTGACAAAGACCGTTTCATTTATGCTGATACTGACAGCGTACATATGATTGGGTGGCATATACCTAAAAGCATAAAAATTCATGATACGCACCTAGATTGTTGGAAAGTCGAAACTTATAATATAGGGGCAAAATATTTACGTCAAAAAACTTATATTGATAAAGTTATATGCAAAACAAACAAAGAAAAAAAGAAATGGTTATCTAAAGTAAAAGAATATGAAAAAGAGCATAAAGAAAGCGGTATGCCGTGGAAAGATTTTGTAGAACAAAAACCACCGCACTTTGGATATGAAAGGGGAAGCATGTATCTGCTTGAAGTTAAGTGTGCAGGAATGCCAGATAAAATAAAAGATATATTAACATATGATGCATTTAAAGTTGGCTTTAAATCTGACCAAAAATTAATAGGTCACCAGGTAAAAGGCGGTGTAGTTTTAATGAATGATAAATTTGAAATTAAGGCTAAAAAGTAGTTGACTTTTTAGTCTTCTTTTGTTATAATATAAGTGTAATAAAGGTAACCCCTTAAAGGAGAAAAGAAAATGAAAACAACACTGGTAGAACTGGCTTATAAACTAATGGAGAATAATAAAGCAGATAAACTTCAGATTATATACAATGGTACCACAATCGCGTACATGTCACCGAAAGAAGTGTACTGGGGTCTTTCACGTTTGTTTATAATAAAACACGTTGAATACATGTGGGACCGGGAATATAGAGTAATTGTTGAAATTGATGAAAGCGAGGAAATATAATGGAAACTGTAGGAAACATATTAAACGAACTACCAAATAAACCAGAAAAATACGTAGTTATTATGTACCGTGGTAATAAAATTATGTCTGGATTTATAGATATAGTTACATGGGCAACAACAAGATTTATTAGAGAATGTAACGCTACTAAGGAAGAAGGAGTAGAGCTTGGTAGAAAAACATATTATATCATAATTGAAGAAGGAGAAATATAATGGAAACGGTAGAAACTATCATAAATAAGCTAATCAAAAACGGAAGTTATGAAATGGTTGGAATAGAATATCATGACCACATTATATACTTTGGCAGTTTAGAAAACTTGAGAAGAACATTGGGATATTATTTATTGGAATGTAAAGTTGATTCAACTCCTATAATGAAAAATGACCCAACTTATCTATGTGTTATAACTATTAAGGATGGTGAACTTGATAAATGAAAAAACAGCTTATTAAAATAAAACTTAACTCTTTATACGGTAATCATGCGTACAAAGGTGATGTAAAAAATAAAGTTTATTTTCCAACACCAGTATTATTTATAAACTATTTTCAAAAACATATATCTTTATACGCTGATACCGACAGCATTATAACTATTAAGGAGGGTAAACGATGAAATTATTAAAATACGCATTATGCTTTATCGCTGAAACAACATTGATACTTATGTTTCTGGCTTTATGGTGGAGGTAAAGAAAAATGAAAATTAAAAGAATAATAAGAATTATACGGGTAATATTTCATGATGTTATATCAAATATAGTACACTATGCGGAAGAAGATTATAAAAATGAAAAATACTAATACAACAATAAACCTTATGTGAACAGGTGTGCAAAAGATTATCTTTAGGAGGAAAAAATAATGGATATTATGTGTTTGGCAATAGTGTGTTGTGTTGCTATTATGGCGATTACAACAATTTATTGTGTAGAAATAAATGTAGAAAGGAAATATAGAGATGAAGACTAATGACATACATAGAAAAATGCTTAGCGTTAGCAAAAATCTATTGACTGAACACAATTTAGATTTTTCGTGGTATATAAACGATTATCACGGAGTTGGCGGATATTTGCATAATGGAAAACTTCCTAACTTGATAGTTAGTGTATATTTGACAGATAAAGTGATAGAAATGTGCAGTGTTAAAATGCTGACAAATGACTTACAATATGAATACGCATGTGAGTTATTAAAAGAATTTGAAGTTAAAATAGTTGACGATTAAATAAAACTATGATATAATAAAGAAGAAGATAAGGAAAGGAACAATAGAAATGAAACTAATTGACTTATTATCACTACTTGATTACAATGACTTTGTAGAAATTATGGAAGTAAACACAACAAGCGAATTACATTGTTATGTCAAAGATTCATATAACTACTTGAAAAAATTTGAAAAAGAAATTAACGCGTATATGACTGTTACAAATTATAACTTTATAAAAGATATAAATATTCACAGAATATGGGTTAATAAAAATTACTAAATATAGAATAAACCCTCACACCAGAAAGGTGATGGGGGTTTTTTCGTGGAAAATGTAAAGTGTATAGATACCC